CTAGAAGCCTGTAGAAATGTTGTACCAGACTGTAAGTTCTATCAAGCTTCATCTTCAGAAATGTACGGAGACAATCTTGATGAATTGAAGAATGAAGAAACAAGAATGACTCCTGCATCTCCATACGCCTGCGCAAAATTATTTTCTCACAACATAGTGCGGAACTACAGGATTGGTTATGGAATGCATGCTTCTAGCGGAATACTCTTCAACCATGAGTCACCAAGAAGAGGAGAAACTTTCGTCACTAGAAAAGTGACGAGAGCAGCAGCAAGAATAAAACTGGGTAAACAGAAGGAATTAAAGCTTGGTAATTTGAGTGCAGTCAGAGATTGGGGATTTGCCGGTGACTATGTTGAAGCAATGTGGCTTATGTTGCAACAGGAGAAAGCTGACGACTACGTAATAGCCACAGGTGAGTGTCACTCAGTCAAGGAACTGGTAGAAGTAGCGTTTAGTCTTGCAGGTCTTGACTATGAAAAGTACATCGACATTGATCCTCGATACTACAGACCTCACGAAGTTCCTCATCTCAGAGGAGATTCATCAAAGGCACAAAGAGTCTTGGGCTGGAAACCGAGACATACTTTTGAAGATCTGATCAAGATGATGTACCTTTCAGATCTAGAAAGAGAATCGAAATGAAGACAACAGTTTTTGGATCAAAGGGACTTCTGGGAACAGCTCTTGTAAAAACATGCAAGGATGATGTGTTCGAATACACAAGGTCTTCAGGAGATTTGACAAATACCATACCGACATCGAAACACAATGATGTCTGGATAAATGCGGCAGCAAAAGTCGGAGGTGTGAAAGGAAACACAGACTTCGTCGGAGAATTCTATAGAGACAACATAAACATCGCCAACAACGTTCTAGAAGGCGCAAGAGTAGATAACGTAAAGAAACTCGTCTCCATCCTCTCCACATGCATCTATCCAGATTCAGCATATGTTGATTATCCCATCACCGAAGATCAACTCCACAGCGGACCTCCACATCTCTCCAACTACGGATACGCCTATGCCAAGAGGATGCTCGATGTGGGTTCTCGGGCCTACAGGCAACAGTGGGGATGCAACTTTATCACTGTGGTTCCCAACAACCTCTACGGACCTCACGATAATTACGACTTAAACAACGGGCATGTAATCCCATCGCTTATTCGCAAGTTTTACGAGGCCCACCTAGCATCAACCGATGTCACGATATGGGGTTCCGGTAAACCTCTACGTGAGTTCACGTTCTCAGAAGACGCCGCAAGAGTGATCTGGTGGTGCACAGAGAACTATAACGAACCTGATCCTGTCAACATCGGAAACACTGAAGAAGTCTCCATCGGAGATGTAGCTCGAGAGATCGGACGGATCATTGGGTTTAAGGGTCAGATCAAGTTCGACACGAGCAAGCCTGAAGGTCAGTTCCGGAAGCCGACTAGCAATAAGAAGTTGCGCGACCTCGGGTGTGAAGTCAAGTACACCTCGCTGTCGTCAGGGCTTGAATCTTCGATCGATTTCTTAGTGAAGAAATATCCGAATGTCAGAGGAATATGAAGAAGACAATAGCAGTCATAGGACAGGGTTTTGTCGGAGGTTCTCTTACCACAGTTTTTTCTGAACATGGGTTCAGAGTTTTGGCATATGACAAAGCAGGGAAGTACGCAAAAGGATCACACGAATACAGACCAGAGTGTCTGAGAGATCTGGTGACATGTGCAGAAAACATGGATGACTTCTCAAACGTCTATTTCGTGTGTCTTCCAACGCCCATGTATGAAGACGGATCAGCAGACCTCAGCATTGTTGAAGAAGTTTTAGAAAATCTATCTTTGATTCCGGGAGAGCGGATAGCAGTAGTAAAATCAACTGTGTCACCTGGATCAACGGAAGCCTGGAACAAAAAGTTTTCTCAGCGTGGTCTACATGTAGTCTTTAACCCTGAATTCCTTACTGAAGCCAATGCGATAGACGACATGAGAAATCAGAACAGGATAGTTTTAGGTGGACCTCGTCCCTGGTTAAATGTAGTAAAGCAAGTGTTTCAGACTGCCTTTCCTAAAGTTCCGATCGTCAAGACTTCTTCTACTACGGCCGAGATGGTCAAGTATCTCACAAACAACTTCCTCACTGTTAAAGTTGCATTTGCTAACGAGATGGCACAGATCTGTGAGGCACTGGATGCGTCAGGTCTAGACGTTGACTACGACAAAGTCGTTGAATACGCAAAGTATGACACTCGTTTAGGGACGAGTCATTGGAACGTACCAGGGCCTGACGGTGCGAGAGGCTATGGCGGTCATTGCTTCCCCAAGGACATAAACGCGATGATCGATGTTGCCAAGAAGAACAATGTGGATCCAAAAGTTCTCACTGCCGCATGGGACAAGAACCTCGAGGTGCGGCAACCTGAACACAGAGATTGGGAGAAGATGTCAGGCAGAGCCGTGTCAAAGAAGCCAACTTGAACTGTTGCGGTTTCACGTGTTAGTATCAAAACTAACATGTCAGAAACTGAATTCCAAGTACTTCCAACAGGCAAACCGCACGTATCTTTTTCGGAGGTGAAGACCTGGAAGGATTGTTCCTACAGACACCACCTCACCCACGTGAAGAAGATCGATTTCTTCAAGCCCTCACCCGTGCTTGAGTTTGGTACAGCAGTTCACGCTTCCTGCGAGAAGTACTTACTCACTCGCGAGATGGACGTGAAGTTGTGCCACGATGCCCTCGATGAGGCCTGGGCCAAGCACAGTGACCAGGAAGAATTCTCAGAAAAAGCTTTAAAGGTTGCCAAGGCCGAGTCTGAAGCAATTCTTCTAGAGGTTCCTGCCTTCCTAGATAAGGAATTTCCTGACTGGACTGTTGTGGATGCTGAGCATGCCCTATATGAATCGGTAGAAGGTCATCCCCATGCTTTCAAAGGATTCATTGACGGTGTCATCAAGTGCAAAGGCAAACGCGGAGAAGATCTCTACTGGATCATCGACTGGAAGACTTCGGCCAATGGCTGGAGACGGGAGAAACGTTCGGATGAGATGGTGAAGGCGCAGTTGGCACTATACAAGAACTACTGGAATCAGAAGAATCCGCAGGTGCCTTTCAAGAACATTCGGTGTGGTTTCGCCATCCTCAAGAAGTCTGCGAAACCAGGACAACACTGTGAGCTGTTCTCTGTCTCCATGGGCGAAGTTCCCATTAAGAAGTCGCTCAAGGTGGTCAGCAACATGATCACTTCTGTCAAGCGCGGTGTGGCTCTGAAGAATCGTGACTCTTGCACCTACTGCGAGTACAAAGGCACAGAACACTGCACTTAGCGAAACTTTTGTTACAACTTTTCGTTTTTAGGTAATATAGGGACAATGCAGAATCAGAAGAAAAACATCTTATTCTTGTCGGACCATCCACTTTCGACTTCCGGAGTGGGTACACAGGCGAGATGGTTAATCAGTGGATTAGTAAATACAGGAAAATACAGCTTTAAGTGCTTTGGTGGTGCAATAAAGCATGACAACTACGAGACAGTGGTTGTCAACCCAGACTTTATCATCAAGCCAACAAACGGTTTTGGCGACAAGGCACTCTTGCGAAAGACTTTAGCCCAAGTAAAACCAGACGCCCTCTTTCTATTTACCGACCCAAGATTCTTCATCTGGGCATGGGAGATGGAAGATGAGATACATCAGATCTGTCCAATCGTCTATTGGCACCTCTGGGATAATCCTCCGTGGCCAGATTTTAACAGTCCGCTTTACGAGTCTTGTGATCTGATAAACTGTATCAATTATCCCACATATGAAATGGTTAAGGAAAGATTCCCGGATAGGACAAACTACGTACCTCATGCCGTTCCTGAAGATCTCTATCATCCAATTCCCAAAGAAGAGTCTCTGAAATTTAAGAAGAGTCTCATGGGAGAAGCAAGAGCTGACCATTTCACTTGTCTCTATGTTTCTAGAAATGCAAGAAGAAAGATGCCGAGCGACATTCTCGTTTCTTGGAAGATGTTTATAGAAGACTTAAAGAAGAAACATGGACACAGTAAGGCTACACTCGTTCTTCACACCGATCCTCTTGACCAAGAAGGAACGAACCTCTATCAAGTAATAGAGATGCTTGGTGTTAAAGACAACGTTATGTTTTCCAAAGACAGAATTGGATTCAATGAAATGAAAGCCCTCTACAACTCCTGCGACACAATAATAAACAGGAGTTGCAATGAAGGATTTGGACTTCCAACGCTTGAAATGATGATGTGTGGAAAGCCTATCATTGCTCTCAAGACAGGAGGTCTCACTCGACAGGTAGAAGATCCTGAAACAGGTGAACAGTTTGGAATAGGACTTGACCCTGAGGTTAGAACAATGGTTGGTAACCACATGGTTCCCTTCATATATGAAGACTTTGTTTCGCACAAGACAACAACGGATGCATTCATGAAGATGTACGAGATGGGACCTGAAAAGAGAGAAGCTCTCGGCAACAAGGCAATGGAAAGAGCTAGGAGAGAATACAGTTTGAAGAAGATGGTAGCAGACTGGGACACATCTATTGAAAAGACAATTGAGAAGTGGAAGTCGGTTGAAGAAAATAAGTGGAAGGTTATGGAGCTATGATTTTCACAAATTTTTCCAACTTAAAGAAGGTGTTGTTCAGAGGGCCCGTCTTGACACAGTCCGGGTACGGAGTACACGCACGACAAATAGCGAGGTGGCTGGAAAGTAGATTTGATGTAGAGTACCAGGCACTGCCGTGGGGCGACACTCCTTGGCTCATCAATAGCAGTCTTGAAGACGGTTTCATCGGAAAGATAATGGAAAAAACTATCGACCCAAAGGGTCGACGATACGATGCAACGGTCCAATTACAGCTTCCTAATGAGTGGGATACTTCAATGTCTCCTGTAAACATTGGAATAACAGCAGGTGTGGAGACCGACAGGTGCAATCCTGAGTGGATCACAGCTTGCAACAGAATGTCAATGGTAATAGTTCCATCAAACCACTCGGCAAATTGTCTCAAGTCTTCTGGCGAAGTGAGAGTACCACTTCATGTTGTTCCTGAGTCTTACAATACAAAGATAGGAAAGAACATAGAGACCAATGTAGACAAGATGAAATTTTCGACCCCTTTCAACTTCTTGATAGTGGGCCAAATCACTGGCAACAATCCAGAAAATGAAAGAAAGAACATCTTCTATACAGTTAAGTGGATTTGTGAGGTCTTCAAGAACGACCCGTCAGTAGGAATAATCATAAAAACAAATTCAGGAAGACACACAAAGATCGACAAAAAATTGGTCAAGCAAACTTTTGAGAACTTAGTCTCAGAAGTGAGAAAGAGTACTTTCCCAAAAGTCCATCTATTGCATGGTGACATGTCAGACGAAGAAATCTCTTCTCTTTATCATCACCCACAGATAAAAGCTTTAGTTTCTTTGACGAGAGGCGAGGGATACGGTCTACCCATTTTGGAAGCCGCTGCTTCTGGACTCCCAGTAATAGCAACGAGATGGTCAGGACACACGGACTTTCTGTCACACGGCAAATACATAGACGTGGACTACAAAGTTCAAGAGATACATGCTTCTAGAGTAGACAACAAGATTTTCATGAAGGGTTCAAAGTGGGCTCATCCATCGGAAGAAGACTTCAAGCGAAAAATACAGAAATTTAAGTCTGGTCATTCTATACCCAAGGAATGGGCTTTGAACTTACAAGAAAAAATTGTTGACAAGTACTCAATCGAATCAGTGATAAAAATGTACAATGAAGTCACAAAGGATCTTTTGACTTGATATTGTCGTTGCTTCTATCTGGACTGCTCGTTGGGAGCCTCACGGGTCTCTATGTTAGCGTCAAAAAAAACATAGAACTTTTGGAAAAGATAGAGGAATTTCAAGAGGCTGTAGAGGTCTGTTTGGACTCTTTAGAGCTGCAACATCAAATCATAGAAAGCAAGACAAAAATAGAGCTTTTCTCTGACGAACCCGTCGTACGGTCTCTCGTTCAGGACATAGCGATTGCGAAAATGTCAGTACTTGAAGTTGCCAAAGTGCTTGACGAAACGATCAAAAATGAAGAAATTTAGTTATGACACAAAAGAGACAACAGAAAAAGAGAGAAAAGTCTCCAAAGAAAAGCGAAGTCATTATTGATGTTGAGCATGTCAGTCTAACTGCGTCTTTTGGTGACTCTGAGAAAATTGACGCAGAAAAATTAGCAGAAGACACAAAGAAGTCCAAGAATAATCTAAAGCTGTATTTCAATTCAGGAACTCAAGAAGCGATAGTTCAATTTCAGTTAGAAAAAGTAAAAAAAGAAAAAGACAAACTCTACGTCAACTCGATACTTCCTGCATTTGAGAAGCTGGTGGAGAACCTGATAAACATACACAAGTTTACAGGTATGCACGACACATACGACGAGCTTAAGAATGACTGTGTAAATTTTCTATTTGAGACGATACACAAATTCGACGCAGGTAGAGGAACAAATGCTTTTTCTTACTTCAATGTAGTTGCTAAAAATTGGCTCATAATTCGAACAAAGCAGAAGACTCAGAGAACAAAAAAGAGCGTAAGTCTGGACGACCCAACCAGTCTTACGACTCACGAAGCACACATAATAGATGAGTTTAATATCATACCCTCGCAAGACTTGTTGTCTGACACTGCCTTTTCGATGGAAAATACTGTAGGCTTATTGTATGAGATTAGAACAAAAGTAAAGTCAGAGAACGAGCTAACATGTATCAATGCCATCATAACAATCTTTGAGAACATCGATGAAATTGACTTATTGAACAAGAGCGCTGTTCTCTTATACATGAGAGAATTATCGGGTCTGTCACCAAAGCAGCTCACAACAGCGATGCAGTCAATAAAGCGTCATTACAAAAAATCTAAGACTGACTCAAGAAACGCGTAATATTTCTTACATGACAAAGAATCGAACCGACAACATACAAGATAAGATCAAAGACTTTACGGGTCTTCTTGACCAAATTGACGGTGTCTCTGATAAGAAGAAGAAGTTATGGCGCGAGATTTATGAAAATGCTGTTACAGATAGACAAAATGCTTATATTCTTTTCAATACACTTCTCGATATAACACAAAACAACAGCACAGAGCACGCGATACATGGGAAAACGATGGCGGTTTTCATAGAAAGAATGAGCAAAGCCAACGATCAAATCATCAGACTCGCAGAACTCGTGTCAAAGTCTGAGGTCAAGCAGGACGAAGAGATAGACCCAGAAGAGATGTTTAAGAAGATAGGATCCTGACATGAGTGATTTGGACAGCAAAATAACTTCTACAAATCATGCTGACAATCTAAGGGACATTTCACACGGCAATTTTGATAGTAAGAACTATAAGCACAGTCCCATTCCTAATTCAACGTTCGTCAGGATGATTGTGATGGACGTGATTAGTGATCCTGTGAGAGATTCTCAGGACAAGGAATTCCAGACCAAGCTTGCAGGAATAGGCGTGAGTAACATGCGTTATGCTCCGCTACTTCCAAGAAACACAATAGTTGCAAAGAAAGTAAATGAACCTGGGAGACCAATGTTCATTTTCCCATTTTTCCCATCTCATCTTTCATTGCCATGCAAACCAGGAGAGTGCGTTTGGGTAATGTTTGAAAAACCAGACGCACAATACAGCGACATAGGATATTGGTTTTGCAGAGTTGTTGATTTTTCAACTGTAGATGATGTTAATCATGCTCACACAGGAAGGTCCTATGAACCGACAGTGGCAGCTGGTACGAAGCAAGTGCTAGACAGCTCAAAAGAAGGAAAGACACCAGGAGATAAAGTCATCTATGAGCTAAGAAATGGCCCCGTTGTAAAAGTAGACAAAGAAAGAAAAACATCGCCCCAAAATACAATACTTCAGGGAGAAAAAGAAGACGTGTTTGAGAAGATAGTCTTCAACTCCAGGGCTGCTTTGTTGACTTCGTACGAGGCGGTGCCGAGATTTAAGAAGAGACCTGGTGACATTGCTTTTGAAGGATCCAATAACACTCTGATAGTTTTGGGAACTGAGAGGAAAGACGTTCTCAAAGACTCCGCAGTTGAAAACTTAAATAAAGAAATTGGAAAAGGATCGATCGACATAGTTGTTGGAAGAGGTCAATCGAAAGAAAAGTTTGGCAAAGTTGCATCCACGACCAGTATAACGAACGTACCAGACGGCGGAAGAGGAAAAGAGATAAAAAAAGAACTCAATAAGACTTTTGATACAATTGTTCCTGACGAAGGTGACCCAGACTTGAAAAACGACAGAAGCAGAATTCTTCTGTCACAAAAGACAAAAGTAGACGAAAATTTCGGTCTCAAGTCTTACAACACTCCCCTTTCAGTGACCGACTCACAGAACGGTGACGCTGCAATAGTAATAAAGAGTGACAAGATAAGATTGATGGCAAGATCCGACATAGAGATAGTCGTTACAGACTTCTCAGAGAAGAAAGGGCCAAATGATGAGACCTACAAGGAACAGAACGAAGGAAACACGAGTTGGGCCTCAATAGTCATCAATAAGAAGGGCGAGATAATCATAAAGCCTTCACAGACGGGTGTCATAAAGTTAGGCGGAGAAGAAGCAGACAAAGCTGTTTTGTGCAGTACAGCCATTGTAGCTGCCGGACAAGTTACAGCGGCTCCTTTGACTGATACCATGGGTGGCTCCCTAGGTATTCCTGGGACATCTTCAACCGGTGTCTACGCGACAAAAGTCCTTCTCAAGTAACTTTACCTTTTAGACTGACGACAGTTGGAGCCGTTGTCGATCCTGTCGCAGTACCAGTTGCCGTTCCTGTAACCACGCCTGCAGGTGTAACAGTTGCGGTCACAACAGAGTCCACAACAAGAGGTGTGACAAGCTCTTTCACCTCAATCACTGCATTTGTCTTGATAGCATTGAAAACTTCTTGAACGATGATTGTCCAATTTTCTTCAGGAGTCTTTGCAGAATTACCTGTGCCTAATCCTGTCTTCTGAATGATTGCTTGTGCGACTCTTCTAGCTACTGAATCATCTAACATGTCATAGATAATACTCAATTGTGCTTGCGTATTACTTATCGAGTAGTATTGTTTGACTGGGACTTGACATGGCAACTTACAGTTTTAAGAGTGTTGGAAAAACTCTCGAACAACAAGATGAAGAAGAGTTGATACCTTCACCGACGCCGTTCGGGATAAAGACGCCTCTACAGCTCGGTGTATCCGAAGGAATCTTTTCCATGAACTACAGTCTCGAGGATCAATTTGCTGACAACTTGAGAAACCTGATTCTCACGAACTGGGGAGAAAGATTAGGTTTGTACCAGTTTGGTGCAAATCTCAGACCTCTAGTTACTGAGTTTACAAATCAGGACGACTTCGATGGACAAGCTATTTTTAGAATAAAGGCGGCGGTCGAAAAGTGGATGCCATTCATCGATCTAGAGAATTTTAGCTCTTCAATAGACAGGGTCGAGAACAAAAATACCGCCATTATGCGAATCAATATCACATACAACATACCCGAGCTTGGTGTAACCAACAAAGGTCTCCAAATTGTCCTGTACGTAATATGAAATTTCTCTATTTATGTAAGGTTGAGCCATGGCCATAAACAACAATAAAACTGCACTCAAGTCTGTAAGACAGAGAAACTACCTAGCCAGAGATTTCGATGGTTTCAGAGCCGTCTTACTAGACTACGCTAGACAATACTATCCTGACAGAATTCAAGACTTCTCGGAGTCTTCAGTTGGAGGATTGTTTCTCGACATGGCAGCATACATTGGTGACAACATGTCTTTCTACATGGATCACCTCTATGGAGAACTCAATAGTGATACCGTTGTAGAGTCGGGAAACGTTGAGAGATTACTTCGAAACTCTGGTGTTCCAATAACAGGAAATTCTTCTGCAGTCGTTGAAGTAGATTTTTACGTCGAAGTTCCGATTCTAGACGGATCTACATACCTTCCTGACCCTACTCTGATTCCTACAATAAAAGCCCAGACAATATTGCAAGCTGATAATGGTGTCGAGTTTATATTGCTAGAAGATGTTCAATTTTGGAAGTCAGATCCTGTAACTGGCGTAATATCAGCTGCTGATGATGTCGAAGTCGTGGACGGAAGAAGACTATCGGGCGTCACTGTGTCGAAGATACTGAGAAAGTCAGGAGTGTGTTCTTCCGGAAAACAGAAGACCGAGACCTTCAGTATTGGTGATTTTGTTCAATTCAGACGTCTTACTTTGTCGCAACCAAATGTGACCCAGGTCGTAAGTGTAACGGACGGTCTAGGCAACACATACTACGAAGTGGAAAACTTAACACACGATGTCGTCTATAAGAACGTTCTAAACACAGCAGATAACTCAAACAGGCTGGTCAAAGACAGTCTAAAAGTTATACCTGCACCTTACAGATTTGTCAAAGAAGTATCTTTAAGCAACAGATCTACGACTTTAGTTTTCGGAGGAGGAACAGCGGAAAATCTCGAAGACGACATAATACCAGATCCGTCCGAGTTTTCAATACCGCTTCCCTATTCACAGACTTTCTCCAGAGTTCCTGTTAATCCTCAGAAGATGCTTCAGACCTCGACCTTGGGCGTGGCAGCAATCAACACGACGCTTAGCGTCACCTATAGGTACGGAGGAGGTCTTTCCCACAACGTCAACTCAGGTGCTATAAGAAACATTTCTATATTGAATGTTTCCTTTCCAGAAAATCCCACACCTGGTCAGCAGTCGCAAGTAAGAAACTCTATCGAAGTCTTTAATCAGCAGCCTGCGTCGGGCGGAGAAGACGCTCTAACATCAAATGAACTTCTGGCATTAGTGCCCACAGTAAAAAATTCTCAAGAGAGAATAGTAACGAAAGAAGACCTTCTTTCGAGAGTGTACACGATGCCGAGCAACTTCGGAAGAGTCTTCAGAGCATCTATAAACAGAAATGAAAATAACCCTCTTTCCTCCACTCTATACGTTATTTCAAGAGATGCAAACAACAATCTAGTCACATCACCTGACACGCTAAAGATTAATCTCAAGAGATACCTGAACACATACAGAATGGTTTCTGACGCAATAGACATAATGGACGCAGCTGTCATAAACTTGGAATTGTTCTTTCAAGCCGTAGTTGATCCTTCGCTCAACAAGCAACTTCTATTGCAGAGCATAATTGCAGATTTAAAGAGGCAGTTCGATATCACCAAATTCCACATAGGACAGCCAATAATCATTTCTGACGTTTTGTCAACAATATACGCGAAGCAGGGTGTATTGTCTGTGGACAAAGTAAGATTCAGGAATCTCAACGGAACAGTAAAAAACAGAGAATATTCACAGATATCGTTTGATCCTCAACTCAATACTAGAAATCAAATACTGTATCCACCCGAAGGTTCGATATTTGAGATCAAATACCCGGATGTGAACATAATTGGTAGGTGTGTTTCTAACACATAAGCGGAGACACTGTAATGTATAAAATAGTCAAAGCTGACAAAGACAACTACATAACCAACAAATTCACAAATGGTGTAAGAAAAGAGAACGCGAACGTCGGCTACGCAGGAACACTAGACCTCTTCAAGCTGTACGGAGTCAACACAAGTGGATCGACGAAGTTGACAGAACTAACCAGGCTTCTGGTGCACTTCGACTTGTCAGACTTAAAGACGCTTGTTCAAGAGGGTAAAATTGATACGAATGATTCTTCTTTCTTTTGCAAGTTGAATCTAAAAGACGTATACGGAGGCCAACCAACTCCTATCAACTTTACTGTAAGTGTATTTCCTCTCTCTGCTTCTTTCACAGAGGGAATAGGGAGAGATGTTGTTTACTACACTGATTACGACGTCAGCAACTGGCTCACTTCTTCTTCTGAAACTAATTGGTATCTATCCGGATGCGGTCTTGCTTGTTTTGCGACGGGATCGGGAGACTACATAACGAGCTCTTTAAGCATTGCAAACACAGAAGTTACACAAAGCTTTGTAACAGGAGAAGAAGACCTGATAGTGGACGTAACCTCCATAGTTTCTGCAACTTTGTCAGGAGAGTTACCTGATAGCGGTTTCAGAATATCTTTCAAAAATACATTAGAAGGCAATACAAAAACTTATTTCGTAAAAAGATTCGCATCACGGCAGGCGTACGACGAGACTAAGAGACCTAAACTCACAGTAGGCTTTAATGATTCGATAACTGACGACTCACAGAATCTGACTTTTGACACAAACTGTAGACTTAATTTGTACAACTATGCTGCAGGTAGTCTCTCGAACATCGTATCTGGTAGTTCATTGACTCAGATAACAGGAAGCAACAGCATCATCTTGAAGATGATCACAGAAATATCTGGTGGCTACTACAATTTGTTTTTCACAGGCTCACAGAGCACCGTGGGGTCGATACCATCGACCGGCATCTACACTGCCACTGTCAACATCTCTTCTGTCGATGCAACCATCAAATCCAAGATCGCCCAATCTGGATCTGTAGACTTCACCCCAGTGTGGTGTTCTATTGACGGGTCAGTCGCATACGTGTCAGCTAGCACCTTGACTGCCACACTTCCTCAAAAATCTACAGAAAAACTTGTGAAGAACTTTGTAGTCACCATGCCTGGAGTGAAATCTAAGTACAGAGACGATGAATCTGTGGTTGTTCGTCTTAACATATTTGACGAAACAAGCCCACTCATTAGATTGGTAAAAACTCCCGTCATTATGCCTGGAATAGTTCTAAAGAACGTATACTATCAGATCAGGGATCATGTCACAAACGACATCATAGTTCCTTTCGACGAGCTGAAGAATTCCACAAAAATCTCCAGCGATTCTGATGGAATGTTTTTTGAGTTTGATACTTCAAACTTGACAGCTGGAAGGTCGTATGTGATAGATGTTCTCATCAATCACAGCGGCATAAAGAATAAATTCTTTAACGTCTCAGAAGTTTTCACAATAGAAAAGAACACTGGAGCCTAATAGATCATGACGGTTAGATCAAACTCACCATACGTTCCGTCGTTTTTAAGGTCTTCGGTAAGAGACGCTAAACCAGTACAGCTTTCTTACTCTGACTTTGACATCGCTGAAACAAACAGTGAGTCAATAAACTCTTTTAAGTATGATCCGTTAGGATACCCGCTTAAGAGTACTCAACAACTAAACGTCGATTGGTCAAAGTTTGAGAATCACTGCTTTTTCTCTTCAGCAGAAGTAAAAGTTAACGAGGCATTCAACAAGATAATAAACAGTTATCCTTTCGACGGAACGAAGAAGGAAGTTGAAGAATTCATCGATACCATGACAGGGTTTGAAAAGTGGGTTTTCGACAGCTTTCCACGTTGGTCGGGCGCGCTGCATTTCTCAGGCACACAAGTCGGAGAAATTCCGTCGGCAACTCGAGGAAATTGGATATCAGTCAAAGATAGATCGGGCAATCTCTTCCCAGACCTAGCAAAAAATAAAAAGGGAGAAGTTGTTCTCAACCCAGGAGACGACGATTCACTGTCAGTCGAAGCACTTGTGTTCGTACCTGAGCAGATCAATGACACACAAGTGCTGTTTCAGAAGTCGTCCTCGCAGACGTCCGGCTTCAGTTTCTACTTTGAGCCTTCGTCTTCAACGACAAAAGTGACTGCAGTATTCTGTGTTTCGTCAGGTTCCGTGAGAAACTCGGTGGCAGCAGACTTGAAAAAAGGATCGTATAATCACGTTTGCGTCATCCTTAACAAAGAAACTAGAGAAGATTCTCTGCAGTTCTACGTCAATGAGACTCTCGTTTCTGCAAGCAAGAATAGCACGAGGCTGAAGAAGCTGGACATAGACCTATCCGACTTCGTGATAGGATCAGGTAGCTCTTTCTATTCCAAGAGCTCTCTCATAACTCCCACACAAACATTTAGCGGTTCGCTCGACGAATTTAGAGTCTTTCACTCAGTTAGAGACGAAAAAATGCAAAAGCTGTACACGAGTCGAGGAATTTACCCGACAAGTGATCTCAAGCTTTACTACAGGTTTAATGAGCCGTCAGGATCGCTTTCTCTCGATTCGAATACAAGTCTAGACTCCATAGTCCTGGACAGTTCTGGAAACTCTCTCCATGCCAACATCAACAACTTTAGTTTTGACAGGAGACTTAACCTCCTGGGAGATTCTAACAATGTTTTGACAAATGAGAAGTCCGAGTTTAAAGTAGTTCTTTTTCCTGCATATGCAAATGTTATAGATCTGAACGAGAGCCTCTTACTGTCAGCTAGCGATTACGACAGAGCCAATCCAAACAGCATCATAAAACTTGTACCAAGACATTATCTCTTAGAAGGTGCTTCACAAGATGGATTCGAAGAGATAGAAGGCAATGGAGGAAATGCTTACACGGGCTCGGGAATACCTGGTCAGGGGAAGAAGGGATCCGTTCAGATAATCTTGACATTCCTGTATATCTGGGCGAAGTTCTTTGATGAACTAAAGACTTACATTGATTCTTTCGTAACTCTTAGAACCGTTAAATACGACACAGATGACACGATACCTGACAATTTTTTGGAAGACATGGCGAGATACTACGGTTTCTACCTGCCTAAATTTTTCAGTCACTCGACCATAGAACAATTCGCTGAAGGCCAAAACATAGATGGTCTCACTGACATAAACACACCTCTGAAGCGCATACAGGCAATTCTCCTCAGGAGAGTACTTGTGAACATGCCTGACGTTATCAAGTCAAAAGGAACACAACACAGCATAAGGTCTTTCCTTAGGTCCATTGGAATAGACCCAGACAACAGTCTTAGAATAAGAGAGTACGGAGGTCCGACGACGAAGCAGCTCACCACCTCGAGAGAAAAGAGAATAGAACCAGGTGCAATGGTCAGCTTCACAGGATCTTCACTCGTCACGACGACACCCCTCTCGGCGTCAAGAGTAGAACCGGGATTTCCTCTTCCTGATGGAACTTTCGTAATAGACACACTGACAACCAGAAACACAGGTACTACGAGACCACACGACGGTCTGTTGACTTCAGGGTCGTGGAACCTTGAGGGTGTCTTCAAGATACCACCTCAAAAATTGAATGAAATAGTTGATGATTATGGTTACCAATCTTTAATGAGAATATTCACAACAGGGTCTGCAAACACTGCAAAGCCTGCTCTCATTGCAAACGTGATTGCGACCCAGTTCGTTGATCATCCTGAACAAGCAGCAACTATCAAAGCGTACCTGAGACCCGGAATGGCTTCGACATCTCCTGTGTTGGAGCTTTCCTTGACTCTGAGCGGCGCCGGCGTCTTCGACGGTGACAAGTGGAACGTAGCATTAGGTTGCTTCAGAAGTGATCAAATATCATCCAACGTGTCGTCTTCTTATTACTTGAGAGCCGCAAAGACAGATGTGGGCGAAATATCGGAAGTGTACGTTACCTCTTCTTACTTCTTTGAGCAACCGACCGCTGAAGGAAATGTCTTCAGGACAGGATCAATCTCATACAATTCATCAGGAAGTTACATAGCATTGGGCCCCAATCAGTCGATACCGTCAGGATTGCCTGCAGGAGGCTACAGGTTCTTGAACGATACAACGAACGCAAGCAACATTGCGAGAACGACAGACTTTGTAGGACTTGCATCAAACTTGAGATTCTGGTCAAAGGCTATGATAGAGAGTGAATGGAAAGAGCACGTAAGGAATCAAAAATCTGTCGGTGTTGAAAACCCACTCATCAACTACAATTTCGTCAAAAACGTCTCAGGATCTTTCGAAAAACTCAGGATGGAGACGCTGTTGAAACAGCCGACAAGATCAGCTGATGCTGCAGGAAACATAACTCTTTTAGACTTCAGTCTCAATAACGTGAGTGCATCAGGAGTCGGTTTCACATCGGGATCCAAGGTTGTCACAGGTGAGATATTTCACTATAGCTATCTCTCTCCTTTCTTTGATGAGTCGGCTACAGACGACAAGATAAGGATAAGAAGCTTTGAGTCTCGAAAGTTAGTCGACGAAAATCCTCAATCGGTAGTCGCACCATCTTACCTCAGTAGAGATTTTTTCGTTCAAGAAGAGCCAAAAGACGACCTGAGACTATCCATCGAATTTTCAATGGTCGACTCTCTTGACAAAGATATAACATCGATGTTTTCGGACTTCGATCCACTCAACGACGCACTCGGTCGTCCCGAGCTCATGTTCTCACCAGACTATCCCGACTTGGAGAACTTGAGAGATGTTTACTTCAATAGGCTGTCAGGAAAGCCCGATTTTAGGAAGTTTCTTGAATTCTACAGGTGGTTCGATATATCAATATCTTCTTTCGTAGAACAGCTCATACCGAGCAAAACGATATACAAGGGTACAAACTATGTCGTCGAATCACACATGCTAGAGCGTCACAAGAACATCTATAGACACAGCGCAAACTATCTGGGTGACAGACAGTTCATAGAAGATAGTTTACTAGTGCAACAAATAGTTGGAAAGTTGAGAAAGTACTAAATGACTGTTTCTAACAGCTTGCAGAATGGCGCTTCCACACTACCGAAGATAGGAAGTCAAGTTTCGAACGAGACGCAGTACGTCAATATAGACACCACAGGAAACTACTTCAACACAAGAGAGCAAGTAAAGAAGAGAAACAAGAATACCTTCACAGACGCAATTCGACCCTACATTTCTGGATCTTCAATTTTAGGACTGTTCGAAGTAAAGAGCACGACGAGCAACGACAGCACAATAGACGCATACACGTATCCAACGGGCTCTTCGGTCACAGACTCAAGCGGTAATACAAGAAAAATACTAGATTCGTCTTACATAGACCTGTTTACGTCTTCAAGCTTAGACACTTACAAGAACGGAATTGAAATAACACTTGATAAGCACTGGACGACAGGACTTGCGAAAATAACCTCAGGCAACCCAGGACACTTAACATTTCCGCTTGCTTACGGTGTCAATCAATCAGACCTTTCAGTTACACTAAACACTTATTTCACGTCTTCAAAAGACAGTAGCGGTAACTCAGTATTCTTCTTGGCACAGGAGCAGTTCAACTCATCGTCTATTGACAATAGCGGAAACGTGAGAAGACTTCTCAACGATAGACCGTTAGGATTCTACGAGATAGAAGTTTATGATCCTGTCGACTATATCAAGTCTGCAGATAAATCAAAATTCACTTATCCCATCATAACGTCAGACTCAAACCAAACAGAGAATTTCATATTGAATGGAATCATAGAGCCTTTTCCAATAAGGCCCGTAATATCAAAATTCTCCATAAACTTTCCTTTTGAGCCGCAGGGAACTCGCGGTAGTTTTGGTAGCGGCAATGAGTCTACTAGCATGTCTTCGGATCAAGTAAAAACGATAGACTATAGACTTCCTAATCGAGTTAACAAAGTTCCGTGGTACGACTCTCTTGAGTCGACCACGATTGTGACCACAGGTACGGTAGGTACAGGGTCTGTCCCCGTGTCCAATGTGGGATATCAACTGATAGATTCTAATGTGATCCCGCCTTTTGAGGATGTCATATACCCAAGAGGACAGATACCAAGTTCGTCGTATCCTTCTCAATTACTTGAAGTCGTCAACGGAATGTCACCAGAAGAGACGTCATACATAACGAGGAAAGAGTTTTCAGCCACGTGTGGTTTTATGTACGATAATGCATTTGAAGGTACTGACTCAATAGCCTACGGAGGATTGCTCTACTAATGTCTGCTTCGCCAAAATCCAAGAGAACTCCGCCCTCGAGGCGATTCGAAGATTACGTCTTGATGAAGTCAGTGTTGCCAAGCAACGCGCTATTCCAAATAGACAAGAAGAGATTTACAGCATGGCCTGACGCTGCAGGAGTCGGAAATGGATCGGGAAATTGGACATCTGGGCAACTCCGGTGGGTTGATTTAGGATTTACTTTCAATTTCAGCGGAGTCAACTACACAAAAGTTGCAGCTTCAGAATATGGAATTGCAGTCCTCATAGATCCATCTTATTCGTCACCCTATTCGTCACCAGATGACGATAAGCTAGAGGTCGATCAACTCTATAAAGTTTCTGTTCGAAGCAACTCTCAAATAACATCATCTTTCGGACCTACAGGACAAAACAATCACGTCCTAATTGCTGCATGGCACGATCAGATGAATACAGGTTTCGCAGACTATCAGGCTGTACAAGCTGGGTCTTCAGCAATACCTGCGCAAACAGCTGCGACAATGAACAAGCTGATCTATGGATTAGACAAACCTGACAACACAACGGATTGGGACGCATCCGAACACGCTGTGAGCTATGCAAGAGCTGAAGATCATCAAGGCAAGTATTTTGTTATCAAATGGTCTGTCATATCAGGCCTGACGACGTCCAACTACGAGATGAGTCGTCTCAAGTTTGAAGCTGCAATCTTCGAAAATGGATCGATCCAGCTGAGGTACCAAAGCAAAGGAGACCTTGTCGGAACGCTGTCTTACAGACCGCCATATTCTGGTGCTGCACCCAGCGGAACTGTCGGTGCAACAATGGGTATTTTTGCCAATTGGAATGGATGGAAATTTAGAGATTTCTCAGAAGGGTTAGGCTACAGAGATGACGTAAGATCCAAGTACGTCAACGGTGGGTACGTCTATAACTCAAGTTACACAGACACGGGTGTCAACTTAAACAATGACATAGGAGTTGCTCCATACAGCTGTAACTTAGACCCAGCAGTACATTGGCCTGGACGTAGGGGCATGACTGCGATCTACAACTTCTTACCTCCTGTCAATAGACGAACACAAAACAGGACGATAGTTGCCGTGAGAGACTCGTCCTCAATCATGAGGAATGACGTCTCTTTGTTCGACGACAGAAAGACTATGATATGCAGTGGTAGCAGTCAGGTAGTACAATATCCCACGATGATACCGGTCAGCTACAGGACGAGTTATAACTTTGAAGAAGCTGTTGCAATCAATCAACTATATCAATCAGGAAGTCTTGAAGTAACAAGAAGCATAGGACCAGGTCTAGTTGACTCGGTCTTCTATGACACTCTTGTAGACTTCGGAAGGAAGTTTTGATGATCAAACCGTTTTCTGAAACTTCGTTAAATGACGTAGGAAATTCCGATCCTTTTTATCTTACTGGTTCTATCGACGCTTTCGGAACGACACCAGGAGATTTTTCCAATGGTCTCGGAAGCAAAGAAAGGATAAAAGTATCTTTCGATGTTCGAAACAAGACGAGGATGCTGCCGAACTCTAGCAGCATCTACTACTTCAACTTTTCTAGTGGAATGTGGAACATTCCTACACGTTCTTTAGGAGACCACACAGGTCCTTTTCAGCAGGTGGCAGTGTTCACCGGAGCAGGTTACAACAGCGGTAGCTCATTTGTTGAAGACACGATACTGTTTGACGCAAAGGGAAATGCGCTCGCATCGGGAAGCCTTCCGATCTACAGGACGAATTCAGGTCTAGTCCCAAGTCCTAATCAAAAAATAGCAGAAGAGTCTTGGAACTTTAGTTCAAGAGCTTCTCTAAACGCTTCTGCACAAGCAGATCTCATGGCAAGAGATTATCCGGCTTCCACACAGAGAAATTCTGCCTACAATTCCTCTATCGAAGAAGGATTCACGCTTCCGATAGACAAACCTTTTCTGATAGAGAAGGTTGTTTTTGAACTTCCTTTCTGCTTTGGAAAGGGTTGGTTTAGTGACAAGACAACGCTCTCACTTATGACTTCGTCCTACGGTGATTACAGTCTGGACGGTGCAGGATCGATGGGAGGTGCAGTTCCAATCTCATTGATCTTCGATCAAGGTGGACCTTGCATAACTGTCGCTCTCATGTCGCAAAAGAATTACGGAACAGGGTCGATAAGAGACCTGATATGCAAGAGCAGGATAACACACTTTAACGACACAAGCGGTTCTATCAATACAAACGAAATTTTTCCGGATCTCGCGGCGTCAACAAATCTCTATTACTTCAATAGGGTTGGATTGAGAACAGGAAGCTTGGACACCATAGTGACTCCTGATGCAAATAATTTTTTCACAGGAAGTCTCACAATGAGGTCTGAGGCTTTGATATCAAACGGCTGTAAAGTCGCAACAATAGCATTTGCTGTCGCGACCGGATCTTTAGGAGGAATAGCAGCTGACAAACTGCTTCTTAATCGACTTTCGCAAGAATACACAACAATATCAGAGGCTACGACTTCAGACGCAATGTATCTTTACGGAATAGATCCGTTCGGTAGGGGACAGACAGGCTTTTCTCCCTCAGGCGGGTCTGTGTTTGGTGGAGAATACACATCTATCGACTCAGAGCAGTTACTGCAAAATGGAAACATAAAAAATGAATTTTATGTTCAAGATGAGACTTTGAGAACAGCAATATACAACGGAATATCCTCGAGCATCCTGACAGGAAGATCCTATGGAACGCTGTATCTATATTTCTTCTCCGACAAATTTTTAGGAGAAGAGAGGCAGTCTCCATACTTGATCAATCCCGGAGAGAAACTCGTTTTAAGTGTGTCGAAGACAAGGCCTGCACACAAAAATTTCAAGATAAACGTAGACACTGTGGCCAATCCAAATGCCAGAACATACGGATTACCAACTCTCATTTCATCTTCCTACTACAACTCAATACCGACTAATCTCTTACCAGGACACGACGTCCAATTTAACACCGGTTCCATAAACATAACTTTCTATGGTTCCTACGTCCAGAACGGAAATAGGTACATTCCATGACGACACAGTCAGTCTTCACAGAGGTAATAAAAGATGTCATAGGTAACGATCCCGTCCTAGACCAGTTCGATATCTCGTACGCTGCATCTTTCTACGGTACGATGCAGGATGATTTTATAACTGGGTCGATGTTGGTCGATGCTACTCTTCCTTTCGATACTACGAAGAGACTAGTCACGAGCAGCATAAGCACTCGAGGCAGACTTTTCAGCAAGTATTTGTCGGACATCTTTCCCGTTCTTCCTTCGACTTATGGTTCTGATGCTGTCAACGTCAATCCTCTCCTGTCTTACAGATTGACTTCCTGGGAGTCGAGAGTTTCTACAACGTCTTACAGAATATCTCAATGTTACGACAAAGATGAGAGGTTCTATGACTCTTGTCTCCCAGACTTAAACACTTGCTTTTCGGCAGACGGAACAACTCCTTGGATTCTTCAAAATGGTGCAAATCCAACACTTTTGAGTCCATATAACAATACACTTTCAGGAAGCACAGGTCCCTCTGTGATAGCGAACATGGTGTTCAACTATCCAGAGAGTGACAGAACCAATCTTGGTTATTCAAACGACCCAGTAGTGAACAATGACTGGACCTGGTCTTTTCCATTTGAGAGCAAGTATAAGCCGCAAGAACGTGTCACCTACTTTAACTCAAGTCTCGGCATCAGTCCTGTGATTTTAGGATGCGACGTCAGTCTAATAGAAACAAAGCAGCTATACAATCTAGACCTAGATTTGTGGGAAATATCAGGATCTAAGAGCTTTGAAGTCAAAAATTTGACAATAAACAGCACAGCCAAACCCGTATCTTCGTTCAGGCCATTCCTACCAGGTAAATTGCCGCAGTCTATATTGAAGACAAATAGCAGTGCAAGAAATTCTTTGAGGCAAAGCGTCGGTAATAAACTGAATGGAAGTCTTGGAGGAATAACGGTTATTCCCACGTCATTTAAGTTGGCGAATCTAGATGGAGAATACGGTTATTCTCTCCTCATTCCCTCAGAAGTCTATCTTAACAAGAGGGGAGATCACAACTTCATCACGACAGCATCCTACAGTCCGTCAATAACTGATCCTGGTGGCGAGTTCTTGACAGGCTCTTCTGGTGTTAACGACATCGTAAAGTTCTTGTTTGGTTTCGGTGACATGAACACCATGACTTTCGCCGAAAGAACTTTTGATTCTTCAGCGCTGGAATTTCAGTACAGACAAAATTTTGAGAGTGTGTCCGATGCGACCCTTGCAAAAAACATACCCGAGTATGACGATGCTATAATAAAACTGAACTGGGACACAATAGACAACACGAACGGCGCAGGCTGGAGTGTTCAAACAAAAGAAGGCACTGTTGTTATAGGCGGGGTGACACACAACTACTTGTCATATTTGACTCCTCCAAATAATGCGAGAGGTGTTTACTGGACTCCAACTTCAAACAGCCTGATACTAGTGTCGGATACAGTTGCGTCTAACGGTGGAGGAATAAGTGACGCAGGCGGTTCTTCTTTCATGGCACTGGACATAACTTCATCTTGTCCGTGGACGCTGAACTTCAGTTTTTCAATGGTGACGGACGACCCAGGGGACTACTTCAACGCTTACTTCTCAGCATCACCAGGCTTCAGGTCTCAAGCTAGCTCTGCTGGGTTCGGAGCAGGTGGACCTGTTCTCATCACAACAAACGACAACGTAGATTCACCTTTCTTCATAGATCCAAATTACCCTATAACTCAGACAGAACTAACAGGCACGGTTAGACCCGGATCTTCTGACGTAACAGGCGGGACTTACAGCTGGATGACTCATGGGTCGTACACAGGTTACGGAGCTATGGGATATCCTGGATCGGAAGAGTATCCTTTGCCATCAGGAGAGTACAGGCTGGTCTTCCAGTATGAATATGGCGGATCTGGACCTTCTGCAAACCAACCTTACTTTGTCGCCGTGGATAATCTTGAATTCTACGTTTACGACACCAGTTCTTTCCCAACCGACACATCTAAAAAGACGATGGGAGGAAACAACTATCCTCACTTCAGAAAAGTAGTCGTCGACAATAGAGCGGATCCGACTTATCGAGTTGCAACTGCGTCATGGGACGAGACAGAAGTTCAAAATAGGACATCTGACATATACAAAGGTCTCAATTTTGGCGTGTCTCCTGTAATAAGAGGGTGGAAGTATGGACTCTATAATGGTCTTCCAACTAACAGCAAAGCAGTATTTAGAAGGGACAAGTTCGGACAGTTCAGAGACATGTTAGAGCAGAGAGTCTACACCAAGTTTATAAATACAGGGCTTAGTCCAACAGATAAGAAAGCTACGACAGTCGTAGACGCAAGTAATTCTTCTAGTACGCTGGGCTACAATGAAGAAGTCGACTCTAGATGGAACATCTCTGGGGGAGGAAATACGTTGGGCGCTTCAGCAGTTAGTGTGCGTTTCGTCAAAGAACAATATCGAGCGAACGCAAACGGAATAGGCGATATTTACACGGTAAATGTCTTGCCAAAGGAAACAGTCTCACAGAACCTCAGCACGGAAGTCACATCGTCTGTGCCGTACTTCGACGGAATCGCGAAGCACAGGCAAGAATCCGAAATAGCACAGTTCGTGAACACAAATTTGACCTTGACACAGACAGTACCATGAAGTTCTTCACCGATCCGGCTACAAAATGTCAATAACAAAGAAACCTAATGATACAGTAGTTTATGTCGTAGAAGGTGGAGTCAAAGTCAAGAAGTCAATACACGTCACGGACACTCAAATAGGAGTCCCAGACGCTCCATCAGATTTTCAGCTAACGGGAAAGTTTTCTCAAAGCGTTGAAACAATAGAAGTAACACCTGGGAAAAATACCCAGATAAATTCTTCCGCTACAATACTCAACGTCATTGTAAAGAGTGGATCAGGAACGTCAATCCTGCTTCTTCCGCAGGATCCTAAAACCGGCCAAACAATATACGTAAAAGATTTTAATGGTGTTGCAGGATCGAAAAACATTCAGATTAAATCTCCGAAGTCTGGTGTCTTAATCGATAGTTCTGCTACAAAAACACTGACTACAAACTACGAGAGTACTACACTAGCTTGGAACGGGACAAGATGGACTGTTCTCAGCACGTCGTCTGGGGGAGGTGGTGGAGGAGCAACTGGTGCCACAGGTCCTACTGGTCCTACTGGAGCGACTGGAACTGCAGGATCACCTGGCTCTGCGGGAGCGACTGGTGCCACAGGACCTACGGGGCCTACTGGATCGACTGGAGGCACAGGTGCGACAGGCCCACAAGGTATTCAAGGAAATACGGGATCGACAGGCCCGCAGGGATTAAGTGGTAACACAGGTGCAACAGGACCGCAAGGAATACAGGGAAACACAGGAGCGACAGGTCCTCAGGGTCTGACTGGCAATACAGGTTCTACTGGACCGCAGGGCATCGAAGGAAATACCGGATCAACTGGCCCACAAGGAATAGTTGGTAACACAGGATCGACAGGTCCACAAGGATTAAGCGGTAACACTGGATCAACAGGTTCCACAGGACCACAGGGCATACAGGGGAATACTGGTGCGACTGGACCTCAGGGCTTAATTGGAAACACCGGCTCTACTGGACCGCAAGGAGTTCAGGGAACCACAGGTGCAACAGGACCGCAAGGCATAGTGGGCAATACTGGATCGACAGGTCCTCAGGGAATTTCTGGAAATACAGGTTCCACTGGTCCGCAAGGTTTGCTCGGCAACACTGGCTCGACTGGACCTCAAGGAATTACAGGTAACACTGGAGCGACTGGTCCGACAGGAAACACGGGTGCTACAGGTCCACAAGGCGTACAAGGTGACACGGGATCGACAGGTCCTCAAGGAAATACAGGTGCAACAGGACCACAGGGAACATCTGGAAACACAGGTTCCACAGGACCCCAAGGCATCTCCGGTAATACAGGGTCAACAGGACCTCAAGGTCTGACTGGCAATACAGGTTCTACTGGTCCTCAAGGCGTTCAAGGAAACACGGGTTCAACAGGATTAAGTGGTAACACGGGAGCCACTGGACCGCAAGGTATAACTGGCAATACTGGTGCCACAGGTCCTCAAGGAATTTCTGGGAATACAGGATCTACAGGTCCGCAGGGTATACAAGGCAACACCGGAGCAACAGGCCCACAAGGATTACTTGGAAATACAGGCTCTACAGGACCGCAGGGATTAAATGGTAACACGGGAGCTACTGGTCCACAAGGTTTGCTCGGCAACACTGGTTCAACAGGCCCACAAGGAACTCAAGGAAATACAGGTGCCACGGGACCTCAAGGTATTCAAGGAAACACTGGCTCCACGGGTCCGCAAGGCTTACAAGGTGCCACAGGTTCTACAGGACTGCAAGGAAACACCGGCTCTACTGGACCACAAGGAGTTCAGGGCACCACAGGTGCAACAGGACCGCAAGGTATACAGGGAAATACAGGATCCACAGGCCCACAAGGAATTGTAGGAAGCACAGGCTCTACAGGTCCTCAGGGTTTGACTGGAAACACTGGCTCCACTGGACCGCAGGGAGTTCAAGGTAATACAGGATCCACCGGTCCGCAAGGAATAATTGGTAACACTGGAGCCACTGGTCCGCAAGGATTATTAGGTAACACAGGGTCCACAGGACCACAGGGAATACAGGGAAATACAGGAGCAACTGGACTATCGGGCAACACTGGTGCCACAGGTCCACAGGGTTTAACTGGTAATACAGGTTCTACGGGTCCACAAGGTGTAGCTGGAAATACAGGAGCAACTGGCCCACAAGGAATTACTGGAAATACGGGTTCAACAGGCCCTCAGGGCATAACTGGCAATACTGGCTCTACTGGTCCACAAGGAATAGTAGGAAATACCGGATCGACTGGCCCGCAAGGATTGCTTGGCAATACAGGATCGACAGGTCCTAGAGGTAGCACAGGTGCTACGGGAGCCACGGGGCCACAAGGTGTTCAAGGAAACACCGGTGCTACTGGTCCGCAGGGCGTACAGGGAAATACTGGATCGACAGGACCTCAGGGCATAACTGGTAACACAGGAGCCACAGGACCGCAAGGAATAGTTGGAAACACAGGTTCGACTGGACCGCAAGGTATAACTGGAAATACTGGGTCTACTGGTCTTCAGGGACACACTGGTTCTACCGGTCCGCAAGGATTAAGCGGTAACACAGGCGCAACGGGTCCTCAGGGCGTTCAAGGGAATACTGGAGCAACTGGTCCACAAGGTTTAAATGGAAACACCGGATCTACCGGTCCGCAGGGCATTCAAGGTAACACTGGTTCTACAGGACCGCAGGGTCTGTCTGGAAACACGGGCTCCACAGGTCCTCAAGGCATAGTAGGCAATACCGGATCGACTGGACCGCAGGGAATAACTGGTAACACAGGTTCCACAGGACCACAGGGTTTATCTGGCAATACGGGATCAACTGGTCCTCAAGGCATTCAAGGAAACACGGGTTCGACCGGTCCGCAGGGTTTATCTGGAAATACCGGTGCAACTGGTCCTCAAGGAGTTCAGGGCGTTCAGGGTACCACAGGTTCTACAGGACCTCAAGGGCTGCAAGGAAATACTGGGTCCACAGGCCCACAAGGTCTTCAAGGCACCACAGGTTCAACAGGACCTCAAGGAAACACAGGATCTACTGGACCCCAAGGTGTTCAAGGAAATACCGGTTCAACCGGTCCACAAGGATTAAGTGGCAACACAGGATCGACAGGTCCTCAGGGTTTACAGGGTAATACTGGCTCGACTGGCCCGCAGGGATCAAACGGTAACACAGGTGCAACAGGTCCGCAAGGAATACAGGGAAACACAGGATCTACGGGTCCTCAGGGTGTTCAAGGAAATACAGGTGCCACTGGCCCGCAGGGAATTGTAGGTAACACTGGCTCCACAGGTCCTCAGGGTAATACTGGTTCTACTGGCCCACAAGGAATCCAAGGAAATACAGGTTCTACGGGTCCTCAGGGAATTTCTGGGAATACAGGATCCACAGGCCCACAGGGAATTCAAGGGAATACTGGAGCAACTGGTCCGCAGGGAATTACCGGTAATACAGGTTCTACAGGTCCTCAGGGTGTACAGGGCAACACTGGGGCAACCGGCCCACAAGGATTGCTTGGCAATACTGGATCTACAGGACCGCAAGGTTTAAGCGGTAATACAGGCTCCACAGGTCCCCAAGGAGCACAAGGCAATACCGGTGCTACGGGTCCACAGGGAGTTCAAGGCAGCACAGGTTCAACAGGACCCCAGGGCTTAACTGGTAATACTGGCTCGACTGGTCCACAGGGATTAAGTGGCAACACAGGAGCAACTGGTCCACAAGGTATACAGGGAAATACAGGCTCCACAGGTCCACAGGGAATATCTGGTAACACGGGTTCTACAGGTCCGCAGGGCATACAGGGAAATACTGGAGCAACTGGACCTCAAGGAATCCAAGGAAATACTGGGTCTACAGGGCCGCAGGGCATTCAAGGCACGACAGGGTCTACAGGTCCACAGGGAATAACTGGTAACACGGGTTCTACAGGTCCACAGGGAATCCAAGGTAACACCGGAGCAACTGGACCACAGGGAATACAGGGTAACACAGGAGCCACGGGGCCTCAAGGAATCCAAGGCAATACAGGATCTACTGGACCGCAGGGAAACACTGGTGCGACAGGACCGCAAGGAGTCTCTGGAAATACTGGTGCCACTGGGCCGCAGGGCATACAGGGAAATACAGGCTCCACCGGACCACAGGGATTAATCGGCAACACAGGATCGACTGGTCCTCAAGGCGTACAAGGCAATACAGGATCAACTGGCCCACAGGGTGTACAGGGTAACACAGGTGCCACAGGCCCCATTGCAGGAAGCAACAAACAAGTTATCTATAATGATTCAGGCGCAGCTGCAGGAGCAGCAAGTCTTCTTTATGATAAAGTCGGTGGAATTGTCGGTGTCAATTACACACCGCCTATTACGACATCAGTAAGCAAGTTGATGGTCGATGGTGACATCACTCTCGCCAATAACACCAGGTCTCTCTTGGGAAATCTATACTACGACACTGCAGTACCTGGCTGGAAGTACGCCGCGAACGGATATGGGTGGGGATTCCGAGAGGACAATGCCGGTAAGCTGCAGATGGTGAGGGCCGGCAACAACACGAGCGGGGCCAACGCGACGGCTTCGATCTCTCTCACCGATCTCTTTACTTTTGATCTAGTGAACAACAGGGTAGGTCTAGGCACAGCCTCCATGTCTCGAAAGCTCGTGGTGCACGGAGACGACGCACTCATAAACGACATAACAGTCGGCCGCGGCGGATTGTCACCGTCAGCGACGAGCTTCACGAACACGGTTCTTGGCAACTCCACGTTCGGCGTGGCGACGAGCTCACAGGTCGCAAACGTTGCAGTGGGATTTTTGACACTCAACAATGCCACCACGGGAGCCGACGGAAACGTCGCGATAGGAGCCCTCGCGCTCAACGCGAACACCACAGCGAAGGGAAACGTTGGAATCGGATACTACGCGCTGTCGACTATCTCGACAGCGAGCGGGTCGGTCGGCGTGGGATACGAAGCACTCAAACTCGCAACGGGCGCTGACAACACAGCCGTCGGATGGTGGGCAGGAAAGTCCATATCGACGGCAACAGGTAACGTTGCAGTCGGATCGAATTCTCTTTCCACGACGACGACAGGGGGCGCAAATACTGCAGTGGGCAATTTTGCCCTCTACAATGCTACATCCGCGTACAACACTGCTGTGGGGTTTGGCGCAGGAGTCACAATTTCCACAGGAAACTTCAACACGTCCTTGGGAGCGTTTGCCGGTGGATCAATATCAACTCAAGCGAACTCCACGGCTGTTGGTTACAGCGCGCTGGTGAATGCGACAGGCGCAGGCAACTCCGCATTCGGTTACAACGCAGGATCAGCAATAACCTCGTCCACCAAAAACGTTCTCATCGGTGGATACACGGGCAATGCAGGTGGGCTGGACATAAGGACGAGCACAGCGTCGATAAATTCTAACAACATCGTTCTCTCTGATGGAGACGGCAACATAAGGGCTAGGTTCGACTTCAGGGGTGCAGTAGGAATCGGAACGACTACTTCAATTGATGGTTACGCGATGACCGTCGTGACCGGAAGCGCGAACGAATCAACGAGAATGATCCTTAAGTCCACGGGAACAGAAAGGGCCGCAGGGTACTGGACGTGGTCGAGGACTGCAGATCTCGGCTACTTCGAAGGAGACTCCAACGGAAACTTCAAGCTTGGATCGTTTACGTCGAACCGTCTTGACCTCATCACAAACAACACCACAGCGCTGACGGTGGACACGTCGCAGAACGTCGGAATCGGAACTGCGACCGTCAGAGCCAGGCTTAACATTTTCGGCAATGGTCAAACTACAGCTGCTCTGACTGATGCAGGAAACAGAGGAAGCCTCCTCCGCCTCAGCCACGATAACAACGCGCCGGGCTCGGGAGGAGGTATCCTCTTCACCAACTCTCAGGGTGATATTGCGAACTCAGTCGGCTTCGCTGCTGTGAAGGGGTTACTCTACGATGGCAGCGGAAACACAGCAGGTGATCTTGCGTTCTCCACGAGGAATGCCACGAGCGATGCGGCATTGACAGAGAGAATGAGAATCACATATAATGGCAAAGTCGGCATCGGAACGACCAATCCAACTGCAACACTCAGTGTCATGTGTGGTTCCACACTAGCCAGAATAAATGAGGTATACACTGGTTATGCAGGAATATTCCTCAACGGAAGTACGACTGACGATCACTACAACATATTGTCTAATGCTAGTGGATCAGACAAGAACTTATACCTCAACAGACCGACAGGCTGGGACATTAGATTCAGAGTAAACAATAGTGATCAAGTCACAATCACTAGTGCGGGACGCGTCGGAATTGGCACCGCAACACCAGACTTAGGATTCTTGCATGTCAACGGAGTGATTAATAGCGCAATTTTGGTATTTTCGTACGGTTGGCTTAGAAATGCGACGACGGCATCTGGAAGAGCAACGCCCGCCTTTGGAGAAAACATAAACAGCTCCATCTATGCTAGCGACAGAATCATATCAAATACAGAGGTTAACTCTCTATCTGACTGCAGAGCCAAGGATATTGAGAGGAAAATACGTGTCGAGGAAGGATTGGACTTCGTAGAAAAAGTAAATCCGGTAATCTACACGTGGAAATCATCCGAGAAAAAAGAGAAAAAATACGGCTTTATTGCGCAGGACGTACTAAAGGCAGGGTATGATTCACTAGTTGGAATACTGCATGATCCTGAAATAGAGGAGTACACTGATGAAGAAGGATTCACGAGTCCAAAGGGTGGAAGATTCGTCATGTGCTATGACAACGTGGTACCTCTTCTCTCCGCGGCAATGAAAGGCCTCAAACAGGAGAACGACTCCCTCAAGTCCGAGGTACAATCACTCAAGGATCAAATCTCTAGCATCCTCACGATGCTCAGTAATAAGTAAGTAACGAAAGGTCACAACATGTACGCAAAGATCCAACCAGTCAACTACAGGACGGGCTCGGCCAAGTGCCTCGTCGTCAGGAACACCTCCGTCCAGCTCGGTCAGAGGGCCATCGTGGATTGGTCGCTCATGGGCGACCAGGCGACAGACCGTCGCGACTACGAGTCGGGTGGTAACCAGATGACAGGAGACGATTACTCACAGTGGGGATCGGACGACACGTACATCTACACGTGGCTCGCGGGAGCTCTCAACCTCACTGTGGACTCCGTCGAGGAAGGTAATTATTGGGACATGCCTCCGGCGCCGGCCCCAGAGCCCACGCCCGAAGAAGTCTGAGGAGCAGGAGTAGGCGAAGATGGACGGTAGTTTCCTGCTGAGAGAATACATCTCGTCGATCCTGCAAGAGCGTTATAGGAACGTCGGCAGGAAGCTACGTGTCTTCGATTTCGACGATACACTCGTGAAGACAGGATCGCTGATCCACGTGACCAACGAGCGAGGAGAGAAGTTCGACCTCACGCCCGGTGAGTACGCTGTGTACGAACCTCTCCCAGGTGACGAGTTCGACTACTCAGACTTCTCCAAATTGATCGACCCACGAGAGATCGTCTGGGTGGGAAAGATACTTCGAAACATCCTGAGGACGGGCGGCGAGGTGGTCATCCTCACGGCCCGCGCTGCCCAGGCGCCTGTGTATCAGTTCCTCGAGGACGCAGGACTCCCGAGGCTAGAAGTGATCGCGCTCGCGTCGTCCGATCCGCAGAAGAAGGCCGACTACATAGAGAGACGAATCGTGGAGGACGGCGTGAAATTCGTTGAGTTCTTCGATGACTCTCCCAAGAACGTGGAGGCCGTGGAGGGTCTCAATGGCAAGCACCCAGGCGTGAAGATCGTCTCCCGCCACATAGTTCACCGAGAAGAAGTTTAGTTCAGGACGTCAGACAGGGGCTGTTCCTCTTCCTCCTGCTGCAGGAGACCCATGGTGGGATCCGAGAATAACTTCGGGAAATCGAATTTAGATACAACGGATCCTTTTACTTCGGTTATTTTGAGACCATCTCGAGAGTCCTTGGGACGCCACGGAATGTCCCCACCAAAGATCCAACCGCTGTATACCTCGAGGTATCCCATCTTCTCCTCGGCGCCTTTGACCGGAGTGATCTTTCCAACTCGGACCTTGTCGTATTTGTCGTAATCTGTTGACGACAATGTGATTGGGCTGAAGAGAAAATCTTCTCCTTCGTCAGCGAAAACCCACTCGGACCCTACCCACTCCACCTCGAGGATGTCACCTGGATTGAGAGAGACGACCTTACGATACTCCTCCTCGAATCCTTCGGGATAAGGAGGTTCGTCCTTTAGGTAGAAGGCGGACTCTGCTGAGTCATACAGAGTGAACGACCACGGATTCTTCACACCGCGTTTCAGGTTGAGTCGTACTTTCTTCACTTTGACCTCGACATTGTAAGTATTCTACAACGAAGCGAGGAGTTTGTCCGCCGTAGTGGAGTTGAACCACTCTTGGACGCTTATAAGACGTCCTTGTTCTACCGGAACAACGGCGGGGATTGATTGTCAAGTGCCGCCCGTGGGAGTCGAACCCACACGCCTTTCGGCATCGGAGTTTGAAGCCGAGATGTCTGCCAAGTTCCATCAGGGCGGCTTGATGTGTATGTTATACATCCTGTGCGAGAGACTTTACAACAGCTTTAAGTCACCTGTTATTTTATCGATCCTTGACGAAAAGTCTGGTCCGATGGCGATGCAGAGTGTCTCCGACGTGCCATCATCTGCAGTGTCCTCAAAGATCTTGCCTTGCACTGGGTAACACTGAAGACCTGCCATCTCGGCTCGCATCCCAAGCAACCTCAGCGAGTCCTCAGAGTTGACACCCAGCACCACGCGAATGGACCCACTGTTGATCCAGTCAGTCTCTTCGGGCGACAACTTCACGGTCAGCTCATCTCCGCGATCGGACTCGTCGTTCGCGAGAAAGAACTCGGTGGACGCCTTCGCCACCAGGGAGGCCACCTGAGATTTCTTCATCTTCAGGTCCTTACGCACAAGTATCACTTGCTTCATTCCGTTCGCCATGGCGGCCTCCTGATTCTAATTTTTAGTTCGTTAATGATGGTAAAATCTTCTCGGTGACTTGTAACGGTACCTCAAATTTTCTACTCCAATAAGTAATCATAAGAATGGAGATCGTCACCATGAAAGGTAACAAGAAGTTTGCATTAGTTCTTTCGGGTGGAGGAGTCAAAGGCGCCTGGGAGGCGGGGTTCCTCAAGTACGTGACAGAAGTATGGGGACACAAGTTCGCCACAGTGTGTGGTTCGTCAGCGGGTGCTTTGAACGGTATGTCGTACGTCGCAGCAGCAGGTTCAGAGGACCTGTCTGAGAAGATAATCGACCCGTGGAACAAGGTCACGTTCGGTCAGGTTGCGAAGGTGCCGTGGAGTGACATCTTCTCACTGAAGTTCTACTCCCTCATGGACAACTCTCCCCTCATGGAGTTCCTACAGAACACGCTCGATGTAGAAGGTTATAGAAGAAACATCGACACAGGAGTGGTTGAAACGAACGTACTCACGACTACTGAACTGTCAGAGAAGAAGGCGTACATCTGGGTTGACTCAAAAGTAGAGAGAAATTACGATTCTGCCAACTGGAAGGTCGTGAAGCAAAATCTTGGCGCAGAGCACGCGACAGCATCAGGGGCTATACCCGTAGCATTCAGATCAGTGCAGCTGAACGAGGGCTGGCACATCGACGGCGGTCTCTGCAATAACACACCAATATTGCCTGCAATCATGTCGATGTATCGTGATCGAGAGATCAAGACGGCAGACGACCCAGAGGTGAAGATTCTCGTTCTCACGCTACCGGAGCCCGAGACGGCGCAGGAGTGGACCCGAGAGCCCACCATCCTCACGCAAACATCAAGAATGTTTGAGTCACTCACGGTGAACCACATAGCTCAGGACGTGGCGAAAGCAAATACCATTAACGATTTTCTGGACACGATGGGAGTGGACTACTACGGAAAGTACAGACGTATCAACTTGCTCCTCGCTCGGCCGAGCACTTCCCTTGACTCACTCGCAAAAACAGTTCAAGAGGACATAGCTTGGGGACTATTCCCGGCGAGTTGGATGTCGTCACTCTCATTCATTCTCATCTTTCAACCCTACATCCAACTACTCCTGAAGACAGGATACGAAGATGCGAAGGGAATGCACGATCAACTAGAGGAGTTCTTCAACTCCTGACGAACTTCCATCAAGATCTTTCCAAGAAGGTTCTGTCCAGAACCTCTACAAACACCCCACACCCGATCATTCCAGGTGTTGTTGTGTACCAACTCGGCATCACCTGTCTTCAAGAGTAGGTCAGCAAGGAATGGTGATTCGAACTTCTTACGAATGAAGTCTCGCATTAGCCCCTCCTTCACCGAATCCCAATCAGGACGTATCTCCACACTTCTCCCAAGTTTCTTGGCAATCGAAGGATCCTTTGATTTTCTAATTAACTCACGAGATTCTTCATTGAGAGTTTTGTAGGCTTGATACGCATGTTCGACCGTTGGGTAGCTCTTACCCTCCACCCATATCGTTGAAGGATGAAAATTGGATAAAAAAGCATACCCAGATGCCAGTGTAAAAGAATCTATTATTTTTCTATCAATCATCTGGAGGCCCAGGTGGGCATCGAATCCCACTCCTCCCGGAGGTGTTCCCTCAAACTGCTGGGCTCGTGTTTCACTTAGTGACGGTTGTGGTCGGAGCAGCAACAGGAGCCGCTGGTGCAACAACGATTGGTGCTACAGGAGCCGCGAGCGGCGCCACGGGTGCAGCAGCGTCCGCGTCAGCAGCAGGTGCGGCGGGCTCGCAGCAGGCTGGCTTCTCAGGAACGCCCGCGTCTGCAACTGCGGGTGCCTCCACCTTCTTCTCACAGCCGACGAGGGCGAATGCAGCGACAAACACGATCGAACTAATTGCTAATCTCATTTTATTATCTCCTAAACGACCAAAGGTGTGTAGTTTTCGGTCGGTGATCATTATTTATAACACACGACTCGAAGTGTATACAAAAGAAATACTTTGTAGGCACTAGCGATGATTGATAGAGGGCAAAAAAATGTCGAGAGACCAACAGAGATACAGGAAGATCTACTCTTACTATAGAGTTCAACCTCGCACTCAGGAGCTGGAGATCATAGCTGATGAGTCTCTCGACTGGAAGCGGTCGGTGAGAGCAGCGTCTGCAGCGAACCATTCGCTCTCTGGTGCGGGAACTAGTCTCACCATTGGAGGTGTAACAATTGTCGACGAAGACAGAGTGTTGCTCAAGGATCAATCCACGCCAACCCAGAACGGAATCTACTATTTCGAAGTCACAAGCGGTAACTACGCGCTGACGAGAGCATCAGACGCGCGCCAGGACACTCTGAGCTGCGGCGCCGCGGCGTATGTAGAGGAGGGAACACACGCAGGAAAAGTTTTCATACTGTCCACAAACGACCCAATTACCGTAGGATCGACGTCTCTCACATGGACACAATTTGCGGGAAGTGGCGGAGGTTCATCCCCAGAATATTGGTCTTCGACAACATCAGGCTCTATTTTCACTACTGGGTCTGTCGTAATAAGAGGAGATCTTAGCACTGTTGACTCTCCTTCTGACTTAGGCACAGATGTATTCTTCTATGTCAGCGGCTCCATATCTGGTTCTGGCACAAGTAACAAAAAGATTGTATTCGGAGGTGACGTTAGAGCTAGCGGCAGTATTGCTGCTGGCTATCTCACAAAGGCACTGGGAATAGGTTCTTTCGCAGGAGGATATCAATCGACAGCTTCCGGATCTAACTCTTTTGCAGTAGGAAACAACACGGACACGATTGGTTTCGCGTCACTCACACAAGGCAATAACACGGTCGCGTCAGGAACCTATTCACACGCTGAAGGTGCGTTCACAGTCACCTCAGGTTCAGCATCGCACGCCGAAGGGTCTAACACGAAAACGATAGGATTCGCGTCCCACGCTGAGGGCTTCGAGACTATTGCTTCAGGAACTTACTCACACGCTGAGGGATTCATGACGGTAACGTCGGGCAACTACTCTCACGCGGAAGGTGGCTCTACAATTGCGATTGGTCTTTCATCACATGCCGAGGGAACTGGGTCCGTCGCGTTCGGCGCCCACTCACACGCTGAGGGCTACTTCACGATGGCGTCAGGTTCTTATCAGACGGTCGTGGGAAGAACCAACGTAATAGAAAACGACTTCTCGCTCTTCGTTGTAGGAAACGGCGTGATCAGCACAAATCCTGTGACCCGCGAAGCAGGCAGGAGTGACATATTTCGTGTCAACACAAGCACCGTCGAAGTCACAGGAACACTAAACGTCACAAATGGGATCAGTGGGTCTCTGACTAAGCTCACAGACGGTACTTCTTATCTCATCGCAGGCCCCAACATCACGATCAACACAGGCTCGAATGGAGCTGTGCAGATTACAGGCTCTGCAGGTGGAGTAACAGGTACTGGTACTGCCAACTACATACCCAAGTTCGCATCTTCGACGTCGCTCGACGACTCGGTTCTTCAGCAAGGCCTTGGAGTCAACAATGTAGGTACTCCAAACACAGCCTTCATCACGAGCAGCGCGTACGGAATTAAATTTGACCATGCACAAGTTTGGACTCTCATATCGAACAATGCGGCCGCACTCACGATAAACGATCAATTTAGATTCGGAACTTCCGGAGGTGGATCACTAGGAATAGGCACTACTTCAGTCGCACAAAAATTGCACGTGGCGATAGATGAATCCTCGACTAATGATCCATTCACGAGCGACGCGCCAAGGGTCCTTCGACTACAGAACACGAATACGAACAACAACAACTCTACTGCAATTGTAAATGCCGATGGCGCAGGAAGCTTTGATATAAATTCTTACATTAGGTTTATCAACGTAGACCACGCAGACGCGGGCATCATAACCTTTGGAACAGCTAACGGAGTCTCTGTCAGAGGCGAGAGGATGAGAATCGACAATCTTGGACGAGTCGGAATAGGAACGTCTGACATTGCAGCAGTAGGAACAGACGTCTTCCTCTTCGTGAGTGGGTCTAGTGGTTCTCTCGGAACAACAGATAGAGGTGTCGCAGCATTTGGAGGCGACGTTATTGTAAGCGGATCTTTGAAGATAGGCACGGGGTCTGTTCTTCTGACCTCCAACAACATCCAGTTCGGAACCTCCGGCATGAGGATAGAGAAGAACGGAGACGACATGAAGTTCTTCGATCTGAACAACACGGGCGGAAAGACACTGACCGAGCTCACAGCTACAGGAGGCGGAGGATCCTCACCTGAGTATTGGGTTTCTCCCTCCTCCGGATTCGCATACTCGACAGGAAGTGTTGGAATTGGAACGACAACAAGCACAGATTACAAGTTAAACGTATACCAACCCCTTCCAGATCAAAATTGTGGTGTCAGCTTCGAATCAAATGGAGCGGGTGCAAGCACAATCTCCCTCATCGGAGGGAATGCGTTCCTAGACATAGGAGACCCTTACGGCGCCCCTACGAACGAGATATCAAGTCTCTACAAAGATGAATTTGGTGATCTACAGCCTATGTGGAGGATCTGGGGCGGTACAACAACAAGCAACATGGCTTTCGACACGGGTGGCGTTGAGGCGATGAGAATCAACGCCTCACAGAATATCGGAATAGGCACTACCACGATATCGGCAAAAGTCCACGTTCTTGGTTCAAGCGGTAATGTCGGAATGATAGTGCAGGGAGGAACAACAGCACCTGCTATCAACAAACCGATACTGCAAATCAAGGGTTACGACGGCGGTGTAGTGTTGCATGTTTCGGGTTCTTCTACGCACGGATCGAGAGTAGGAATAGGAACAACGAATCCGAGAGAGAATTGCTTATTAGACGTGGGCTCTAAAGGCGGTTCAGGAACGAGCAACTACATTGCAGTCAACGCAGCGTCGACCGGAGAGTGCGGATTCTCCTGGTCGAACGGGGGTGCAGACGGAATTTGGAAATTCAAGCGTGCAGCCAACTCCTCAGACTTATCTCTGGTAGAGCTCGGAAGTAGCAACATAGCTCTCCTGTGCGAGTACAGCACAGGTAACGTTGGAATCAACACAGACAATCCGTCAGAGAAGCTACACGTCGCCACAGGAAACATCAAGGTCGACACATCAGGCTACGGAGTTATACTGCCTTCATCACCTACAGCTGCAGGCACACAAACTCTCGATTGCTATTACGAACAAGATCTCACAGGCTGTACGTTTGACAACAAATCTGGTACTATAACGTACACGTCCAACACCCTTAAGTTAACTAGAATAGGAAGACTAGTTACGATTACAGGTGAGATCGTAGTAGATACTACTTCAGGGCCGCCTACAGGGACAATAAGAATAATTCTCAACGGCCTGTCGACTTCTGACTTTACTACTCAAAGAATTCCTGGGTCTGTGTTCCTAAAGGGATGGTCCAGCTGGGGTGTTGACTTTGATTATGCACCGTATTTGTTCGCCTTTGAAGATAGCGGTATATGCTATCTTCAGATAGGAACTTGGAACAATGCAGACGGAGACACAGACGACTACAGCACGCTAGAGTGGATAACAGACGGTTGCAAAACAGGCGTGAGCATCACCTACACTGTCTAAATCGTCACGTTCTTCTGGTGACCAACCTTCACGGAAGGATCGAGCAGAATCTTGTATCCTGCTCGTTGCACCTTCCTGCACCAACCTACATCTTCAGAGGTGGTGTCACGCAACTCGTCAATCACAATTAATTCTGAATTGAACCATGGGTATTCAATTTTCGTGAATACTTCTGTCCTCACCAGGGCGAAACCGAGGCCTAGCCAGTCCACCTCGAGGAGCGGGTTGGCCATTGCTCGTGCCTGACCGAGAGTGTAGGCTGGAAATGTGTAGTGCTTCTTGAAGAATTCCACGTCCCAGGAACCTGCAACGATGCGCTTGTCCTCCTCCTTCGAGAGCGCCTCGGTTGAGTAGCAGTACGCGCCTGCAACCACGGGAACGTTGTGTGACCACAATCGCCAGAAGTCTTCTGGCTTGAACTCGATGTCACTGTCCACCATGAAGATGTGAGTGACTTCCTTGGTGTTGTATGGTTGCTGGAATTTGCCTCGCTCGAGCGAGGCACCACACGCCTGTGCGCGACCGTGAGGAAGAAAAGAACTCTTGGAAAAGTTGAAGTGGTGGCGTAGCCCTCGGCGCTGCATGTCTGCCTGAAGCATCAACAGTGACTTTACAGTGTCTGTGTGAATGGAACCGCCCGTGGGGACAGTGACCATCACCACGGGCGATTGCTTCGGCTGAAGAGAGAGCGGTTGATTGATCACCGCCACGCTCCTTCGGTGTTAGTGACGTCATCCATCTTGATGACGATGTCGTTCGTGTCGAAGTACAGCTTGTGACCCTTGCCGATCACGTAGCCGCGCTTCACACGAGAACCAATGGGCGCCGAGCATTCTCCGTCGGTCATGATGAGTAGACCGTCCCATCGTCCGCGGTTCTTTGGGTCGTTGGCAAACTTCGTGGGAGCGTTGAAGTCGGTGCCACCGCCGCGAACGCGCTTCGCAGGATGGTTGGTGCCTCGGCGCCACTCGTACAGGTCCTTCTCGTAGGCCTCCGTGTCGAAGGGTAGGATGTCGATGGACACCTTCTTCGTGAGAGTCGAGAGCTCGCCGAAGAAGTCAGCAAGCATCTCGTTGGAGACGGAACCCGACTGGTCAATGGCGATGAGCAGCTTCGCCGTGTAACCTCGCTTCACACCCGGATGGATGTAGGGGTAGCGGGGGTTGATCCTCTTGATCGAGGTGGTGCGGCCGCCGCGCGTGATGGATCCGACGAACTGACGAAGTACGTTGCGCCAGTTGATGATCGTGGACACCGACTTTCGGATCTGGTCCGCGAGTTCGACGGGAATGTTACCCCAGCCGTTTGCCTGACTGTCGGCGTGCTTCGTGGCCTTCTCGATCACGGCCTTGACACGACCTTCAACGTATTCCCGCTGTTCTTCAGGAATCTCCTGCCACGTGCCGTGCTCGTCCATCGAGCCGATCACGTACTCCTCACCTTCGCCGGGACCTTCGAAGCCCTCGCCGCCGGCGGCCTTGTCCTTGTCGGACTCCTCCTTGATCTTCTCGAAGTACCACTCCGAGGCCTTCATCGGAGGCAACTTCTCGATCACGGCGGCAAGCTTCTGCGCCTGCTCTTCGTCCTTGGTGTACTCACGGCCGTCGGGATGCTTCGGGCGGTGACCTGGAACGAGGGCGAACTCGGGAAGGGGACGGTCACCGCTGAGGCGATTGCCGTTGCCGTGCTTCGACGAGTCAATGATGATGCTGTTGATGGCCAGGTCGGTGCCGATGTTCCACAGCTGCGGAGGAGTGCGGCGGCGACCATAGAGGTGTCCGAAGACGAGGTGGTAGTACTCGTGGGTGAGGACGCCACGGACCTCCCACTGCGACAACTTCGAGAAGAAGTCCGGGTTCCACAGGAGTGTGAGCTCGTCCGTCTTCTCGTTGTATGCTACAGCGGCAGTGGGAAGCTGCTTCGTCGGCGACTTGTGGATGTGCCGGCTCAGCTCCGCAAAGAACGGATTGTCCTGAAGGAAGCTGATCAGGTGCCGGTCGAGGTTGAAGTCGGTTTCACAGTTTTCGTACATGGTAACATCCTATCACATCTTAGAGGCACATTGCACCCAGAACTAGGAATAAATAGTCAGGAGATCTCCAACTACTTGGGATCCGCGCAACAACGAAGCCCCTGCTGGTAGAAGGCAAAAGATTCGTTGTGGATTCGTGTAGAGGGACGGCACCGAGTGCGCACGACAGACCAGTACCCGCCCTTCAGGATGGAACGATATCCAGACTTCCTAGTGGAACTTGTCCACTCGTCTACATTGCCCGTCATGTCGTGCACACCGAACGGACTTACACATCTCTCCATCGTTCCACTAGGAACTCCTTGCCATAATCGCTGTAGTTCCTCTCCCCGCCTCGAGGGATCCGAGAGTGCGGCAACATCAGGTGCGATCCACTTGTGATCGATGTTGCAGGCGGTGGCATCACGCTCGTAACCGTAGGGATACGGAACGCCTTCCTCACCTTCACAGGCGAAAGTCCACTCCTCTTCGGTGCACAATCGCTTTCCTACACCTTCACAGGTCTTCTTGGCGGAATACCAATCGATGAACACAAGGGGTGTGACTCCCACCTCATTGGGCCACTCATACGTGTCCATGCAGAAGTCCATCTGATGTCTTTTCGTTTTTAGACCATCAGTAACCTTGATCCATTTCTCTCGATTAAACCTGGCACACCTGGCGGGAAACTGGGTGGAGATCCACTCATCGCAGGTGGAATCCTGTAGTACCTCCACCATATCGGATCCCGCAGGAAGTGCTGCACCTCGAACACGTACGGTGCCGCCTGGGCAACTCTTCGCCCTTAGAAACTCGAAATCGTTCGGATTAGGATCCGAGAGCAGGAACGCCCCTGTGATCAGAAAACCAAGAGAACCCTTTGCGATCGTGGAAATCAACATTCACTCCTCCTCTGGAAACGCACCCTTCACTGCTTCTCCTGCAATCCTCCGCATCTCATCCACTTCCTCCTGTAGTGAACCGCGCACATCCCGCCTCCGGATGCGATCGAGAGCGGAAGTGCACCGCATCAGTGCCCGATACATCTTCGAGTAGGCCCGGCGGGCAGGTTCGTTTTCGGGCCTCATCAGGAGCCGGTGTAGATGGCCCGAATCCTTGAAATCATCTTCGTTCATCGTGGCCTTCCGTTGGGGCGAAAGATGGGCTCACACACCTTCCCGAAGAAAGCCAACTGCCACTCCCTCCAAGCGGAGAACAGATCCACCCCCTTTTCATCCACCACGGGCGCGAGTTGGTGGCCTGCATAGGAGGAACGGTAGTGCTTGCCCGTCGAAATGAACTTCATTGGATCATCCACGATCCACTCCCGAGTCTCGAGGCCCATCCTGTTGAAGTTGTAATCCACGATCACGAGGAGGTGGGTGATGAGTTCCCGCTTATCGATCCGTCCCGCCATGAAATCCATCGCATCGTGCACGGGAACCACCTGATCCCCCGGGGCGAATTCGTAATCCGGGAAACCACCCGGTAGGTTTGGTTTCGGGTACTTCTCCTTCGGATCACTGCATCCCATCGAGGTACGCCTCCCCTGCTGCGATCACCTTGGTATCCACATCACGCGGATCGCGAATCCGGCAGAACACAGGGAATCGCACCTTGCCATCGGCCGTGAGGCCATCCGGGGTGAGGGGATCGGGTTGGCCCTCCACTTCCACAATCTTGCCGATCCACGAATCAGGATCGATTGAGATCTCTGCGCGGATCTTATCGTTGTAACCGCCACCCACCTTCGTTACCACACCGTTGGGCATCACCACGAGGAAACCGCCCCACAGGCCCTCACGCTTGGAACCTCGGTTGCCCTCATAGTGGCCCACGATCACCCCCTCATAGGTGCTCACTGGCTTCAACTTCATCACCGAATCGGAGCGCTTGAAGATGTAGGGAGAACCGAGCTTCTTCACCATGATGCCCTCGAAGCCACCCTCGATGGCCTTACCGTAGGCCTTGAA